TTCTTGACTGGCTGAAAGTCATCGAAGATTTCTTGAAGGGTGACCACATGCCAATGGTCCTTATCGATTCTAAAGAATGGAACCAGTTGGTCAACAGGATCAATTCGCTGGGAACGAAAGTCGACACGCTCCTGGCGTTTTCAACCAAAGGTGTCGACAAAGCAAAAGTGGAGGATTTCATGGCTAGCACGGGTAAGACCCTCGACGACATCATCGCCGACATCAAGGATCTCGGGACCAAGGAGGACGGACTGGTTACTTTGATGAACGGCCTCGAGCAGCAGCTCAAGGACGCTCTCGCTGGAGTCAGCTTGCCGCCGGATGTACAGGCCAAGATCGACGCTGCTTTCGATGCGGTAGAGTCACGCAAGCAGGCGATCCAAGATGCGATCGATGCCAACACGCCTCCGTCGCCTCCTGTTGAGCCTGCTCCACCTGTTGATCCGAATGCACCGCAAGTCAATCCTCTTTGATTTGCCTCCGGTTTGAGGCATCCTAAGTCGGTCGCATCGTCTCGGCATTATGCCTTCTAAACCTTCCCCGGTGAGGACGACGATGCGGCCGATACTTGAAGAAGCAATTAACATGACGATCGAGGTGACATGGATCGACCGTGGGCGGGAGCCGCAAAATCCTCCTGACCCTGCTTATCCCGATGGCATCCACCTTGACATGACGACACGCAGCACCGTGAAGGCCTGCACCACGATGCTTCCTTATCCGGCCAAGCGATGCGGCATATATCACATCGAGTGCAGCACCTGCGGCCTGAGAGTTGCCGTTACCACCGCTGGCCGCCCTGATGATCCGCGGAGCGTCAAGCTCAGCTGTAGAGGTCACTGATGGGAAGCCTTCTCAGGTTCAAGAGCCCGGTGTTCATAGACTCCTTCCGCAACTTCTTGACAGGCCTAGGTGTTCTCGGAGTCGACAAGAACGAGAGCACCTACTGGGCGTTCAGCGACCTCGATGTGGTAGAGCTGGAAGCAGCATACCGCTGCGACTGGCTCGCTCGCAAGATCATTGAGATACCTGCCTACGACTGCACCAGGGCGTGGCGACAGTGGTTCGGTACCAAGGAGCAGATAGCCGCTCTCGAGGAGACTGAGAAGGCGTTCGGTCTTCAACGCAAGCTTCTCTCGGCATTGGAGAAGTCCCGTCTCTACGGCGGTGCTGCCATGGTTCTAGGCGTAGACAGCGGAACCTTTCAGCAGGAGCTGAATCTCGACGAGGTCAAGAAGGGCGATCTCAAGTTCATCCACGTGGTGTCGCGACACATGATCGCGGCAGGACCTCGAGTCCTCGAGATCACCAGTCCATGGTTCGGTGAGCCTACTTATTACACTCGCAGCAATTCCATCACCATCGCTCCTCCTGGTGGAGTCGAGCCGATCGGTGAGCCGACCATGGGCCAGAAGCCCGGTGACATGCTGTATATCCACCCGAGCAGGGTCGTGCGTCTGGTAGGCAGCGAGTATCCCGACATGGAGCGCAGTCAGGACCCGTGGGGTGACTCGGTCCTGCTGCCGGTGCAAGACGCCGTCAAGCGAGCCGGCATCGTACAGGCGGCGCTTACCTCGATCATCCACGAGGCCAAGCTGGACATCATCAAGGTGCCTGGTCTCACCGCCAAGTTTCAGACCGACGTTGGAACGGAGGCGATCCTCAAGCGATTCTCGCAAGCCAACATCGGCAAGAGCGTCGTCAAGGCACTGCTGCTAGACAAGGACGAGGAGTGGGAGCGAAACCACATCACTTTAGCGAGCTGGGACAACGTGATGAACGCGTTCTTCCTGGTGTGCTGTGCAGCGGCAGATATTCCAGCTACGCGATTCATGGGTCGTGAACCGTCGGGAATGAATTCCAGCGGTGACAGCGACACCAGGAACTACTACGATCGTCTCGCGGCAGACCAGGTGGTGAAGTACACGCCGGCCTTGTCGCGTCTCGACGAGGTGTTGATTCGTCATACCTTCGGTTCTCGCGATCCAGACATCAAATACGAGTGGAATCCGCTGTACCAGATGAGCGATGCTGACAAGGCTGACTCTGAGCTCAAGGCGGCTCAAGCCTTCAAGATCGACGTCGACACCGGCATCATTAGTCCGCACGTTCTTCAGGAAGGTCGTCAGTCCCATCTGATCAGTTCGGGATGGCTCTACCCAGGAATGCAGACCGCGATCGAAGACGAGGCAGAGTGGGATGCCGAGGAAGGCGTGTCCGAAGCCAGGACCGGTGGCATGAAAGATCCTAACGATCCCGATATTGTCGGCCAGAAGACCAAAGCAGTAGCCGAGAACATGCCGCCGAAAGATCCAGATCCAGGTGGTGAGTCTGGCAAGTCTAGTCGCGGTGGTAACGATGAGCCATGATCATGAAAAAGATCGGCGATCTGATCATTATAGTATTCATAGTTGGTCTCTTTGCAGCGATCGCGTTTGCTCAGGTACCACAGCCTCCGCAGCCATCAGGTATTGGTCCCGGTACCATTAACTGGAACGTTGGGCAAGTGACTGTATTAGCCACAGCAACATTGGTGGTACCAGCGCGTCCTAGTCGCGCCCACCTCACTATCACCAATCCCACTAACGGTAATGTGTGGTGCGGGCCAGACAATACAGTGACGATCACGACTGGCGACATCGTCATGGGCACCAACACGGCCGCCAATCCCAGAATCTATGAAACTCAAGCCGCAGTGTGGTGCATCGCCTCCACGCCGCAAGTCATCACCTTCTCCGAGCTCTACTGATGGTGAACCCCTCCTCCCTGGGCGGAAAACCAACCTCCGTCCCGACTGTGCCGTCGCGAATGACGGCACTTTTCTCTGACTCTGATCCTACGGGTACGAAGAACATCCGCAGGATATTTAAGTCCGAAGCCTTGATAAGGCTCAGAAAGGTAAGATCGGCTACTCGTCTTGCCATCATCGAAACAGATACCCTCGGCCTCAAAGGAGGCCACATGGCGTATCACCCGCAGGAGATCCGTCTCCAGGCCTTCGACATGTGGCTCAAGCACCTGCTGATCAACGCCTTTTCCAATCACTGGTGGGACAGGTATATCACGATCGCGTGGAACCACGGTGCTGCCAAGGCATATCAGGAGATAGGAGAGTCTCCGCAGACTATTCCTCCTCTCGTCGATCAGAGCCTGATGCGAAGGGTAGAACCGGAGCTGGAGTCTATCCTTGCGGTGGTTCTTCAGCACTGTTCTCGAGCTGCGGAGAAGGCGGTTCTCGACAACAAGATTCCTCGAGTCGTGTGCAGCAACGTTATGAGGGTCTTTGATACTGTTGCAGAAAAGCGACTCATGCAGCTATGCGGGCACTTCGTTAGCGCCGCTCACAACAGAGCTAAGCTCGAGGTGTATCGTCAGGCCGGTCACACCAAGGTAGGCTTGACGCCGGAACGGATCAGAGTCAGGAAGGCTCGTGACTCCATGACTCGTGACGATATCCTGGCAGGCGTCCGCACCTACGAAGACGACAAGGTCTGTGAAGAATGCCAAGACTTCGCCGACAACGCTCCTTACGATCTCGACGAGGTGACCACGGTTCTTCCCATGCATCTTGAGTGTCGCTGTGCTTGGTATCCGTGGGATGATCAGCGCTACAGTCACGATGCCAAATGAACTGGGTCATCTTCACCGCACCTGACGGAGAGCCACTGCTGATGGATCTCGCCGAGATGAACTTGATCAGGAGACCGATCCCCACAGAGATGATCGGCGACAGCGTCGGTGCTGCGGTCTTCACCGGTGGAAATCGTTGGTTGATCCGCGAGACCTTCGAAGAGGTCGTGACCGCCATGCAGCGAGCCGGCATCAAGATCACGTGGCCTGATGGCACGGAATTCAGACTGTGAGATATCAGATCATCGATCCTAACTTCAGTGGAACCCATCTCGGTGGCATGCCTGTCACCGTTATCGACGACATATCCATAGTCAACCTGTCACTGAAAGAAGCCAGTTATTGGATCACTCAAGGCGCAGTGCTGCCGCTGAGTCCTGTAGGTCAGATCAACTACCAGTTAGGTTCTCCAGACCTCACATCTGAGGCAGTGATCTTCGATTTGCCGCTCGCCTTTGCACCGATAGTGCCGCCTGACTTCGCAAGTTCTCGACCAGCCATGGGCGTGGCTAGCATCTATCAGGTCCATGCTCTCTTCCTCAATAATGTGTTCTCCGTCTCGTCACCGAGCATCGCTTCTCCGCCATTGATTCAAGCTCATGGTCTTGGCGGGTTGGATCTCGGCATTGGATCGGTGAGCATCGATTTGCCGATCTTCCATCAGCCGATGATCCCGCCAGACTTGGTGTGCGATTCTCCGTCCATTGATGATCCTGATCTCGTTCAAGTCATTGGCATTGTCGTGAACGGGATATCCGTCGCATCGCCAGTCATCAGTACCGCTACGATAGGCCAGATCAATCATCTTGCTGGCGTGAACTTGAACGTGTCCTCGATAACCATGGGCGCGGTGGTTCTTCATGAGCCGATGATCCCGCCTAATCTCATCTGCTCGTCGCCTACTATGACCATGCCTGTTCTCGGTCAGATACCAAATCTTGTTGCGGCAGGGATATCGACAGCGTCACCTGTCATTGACAATTCGGCGATCGTGCCGTTCATCTGGCTGCCGGTTCTGAATGGACAGGTTCCTGTCATCTTCGCCAACTTCGCCGCGGGTAATTACTGGTTCAACAACACGGCATATAGCTCATTGGCGAATTGGATAACCGCCGTCGGTGGCACCGAGTCTCGCACTACGCCGTCGACCTATCTCTCCAACGGTTCTGTTCTGACCGCTGCTGCCAACGTGCCGAGATTCCCCACCGACATCGTCGGTCAACCGACTGGTCTGCGCCTGACCGGGCCGCGTCAGAACTTACTGACGCAGTCGCAGGACTTCAGCAACGCGTCATGGATTAAATTCGGCAGCGCTGTTGCGACTCCCAATGTTTCAACTGCCCCTGACGGGACGAATACGGCAAATACCCTCATTCCAGCGACAACGTCCGGAACTCCTTACGTCAGAAATTACACGTCTCCTGCCACAGCCAACATGCCGTACGTATTGTCTTGCTTCTTCAAGCCATCGGGATATAATTGGGCATTTGCGGCATTCTATGATGGTTCTGCTCCGGTGGCTCAGATGGCAGCCATGCTCAACATGACGACCGGCGTGGTAACGCTCGGTACGCCGGGAAATGGTGGCAATCCTTCGAATACACCTATCACCGGTCAGGCAATTCAACTTGCCAATGGCTGGTGGTGGTTCGCCATTTCAGTCAACAAGAACGCTTCATCCGGCACGCTCTATGGATATCTGGGCGTCAGCAACACCGGAACGTTTTCTTCGGCGCTGCCTGCACCGTTTGTCGGTGATGGTGTCTCAGGAATCTACATGTGGGGCGCCGAGATGACGCAATCCGCTTTCCTCGAAGACTACGTTCCGACAACTACCGCGGTAGTGACCCATGCCGCCGACGTGCTGTATGTACCAACGTCAACGTGGCTGGCAGCGAGCGGCACCTGGGCAGCGAGCGGAGTCGCGGCGGTCAACGGTGTCAATCAGAACATACTGTCGCTCAATGACAGCGCTGGTAATTATACTGTAGGCGCTGCCAGCAGCCTGCGGCTTGGCGTCTCCGGCAACAATTCCAGCAGCTATGGCGGCTCCTCCTCGGTGGCTGCGATCGCTGCAGGAGGATCGCCGATCAACGCCTACAAGCTCGCTGGCATCTACGACATTCCGTCGCAGCTTCAGCGCGTTGTCGATGCCAACGGCGCCACTTCAGAAAACAACACTCTTGACTACACGGGTGTTGGCGCATCTCGACTCGTGATGGGCTCGTTGCGTACCACTACTCCGACACAGCAGTTCTACGGCGATATGAAATCTATTGCCTACTGGCCGCAAGCCGCATCGGTGCCGCAGGCTCAGAAGATGCTGGGAACGATGCTATGACGAAGATCGATGCCAGGCGAAGGCGACGTGATCCTACCGACTACGAGAACGAAGTCGAATATGATCCGTTCGGCCGCGAAATGGCGAACTACGAGATCGACCCTGACGGCACCGTCGTCGAATACGACCCGTTCGGCCGCATGGTCTCTACCTATGAGGAGGAAGACTCCGTGCTCAAGTTCATCAACGAACCACTGTTCTCCATCCTCGGTGATGTAAGATCAGTCAAAGAACCTACCAAGGTTAACCTCTACGACAAGATCGAGATCGATGACGATGCCAAAGTCACCTTCACCGAAGACGGCTTCCTCAAGGCAATGCCCCGCATTGCGAGAACCGGAATCCAGATTTACGGTGGAGACGAATGCGGCATCACTCAGGACACCGTCAAGATATACCGCCCTCCGAGTACAGTTTTCGACGCCAAGGCAATCCACAGCTACACGCATCTTCCGACGACTCTGGAGCATCCTGACAGGCCGGTGACTACGGACAACTGGAAAACCCACGCCACCGGGGAGACCGGCGACGAGGTGTTGCGCGATGGTGGCACCGTCAGAGTGCCAATGATGCTGCGCGACGCCAAGGCGATTGCGGCGTGGAAGGACGGCACCAAAAAGCAGCTCAGCGTTGGCTATACCTGCGACCTGGTATGGGCTCCTGGAGTTGTGCCTGAAGGAGAACTTAACGCTGGAGAGACTTACGATGCTATCCAGACCAACATCAGGGCAAACCATCTAGCGCAGTGCGCCGCTGCGAGGGGTGGACCAATCCTCTCGATCGGCGACAACAAGGAGACCATCATGACTACTCCCGCTTTGAAGGTCGTTACCGTCGACGGCATCCAGTGCGAGATGACCGATACTGCAGCGCAGCTGGTTCAGAAGACCATCGCCACTCTTCAGTCGAAGTTCGACGCATTCAAGAAGAAAAGTGACGAAGACGACGAAGAGATGGAAGACGCCAAGAAGCAGATCGCCGATCTCAACACCCAGATCAAGGCCAAGGACGCCGAGATCGTGACCCTCAAGAAGTCAGTAGAGGACGCCAAGCTCAAGCCTGAGCAAATCGACGCAATGGTGAGGGATCGTGCTGACGTATTTACGAAGGCCAAGGCATTCCTCGGTGACTCTTTCCGGTCTGAAGGCAAGACTGTCGAGGATATCCGCCGCGCTGTTGTCGACAAGCACCTAGGCGATGCCGCCAAGGGCTGGGACGATGTCCAGGTCAAGGCGAGCTTCGACAGCATTGTCACGATGATGAAGGGCCGCACCGGAGACAATCGTGGCACCATCGATCATGCTGTTCACGTCTTCGCCGGTCGCCCCGGACCTGGGTATACCCAGAACGGGCCGGTAGATCCGCAGGCGGTTCGCGATGCCGCCTACTTCGACTCGGTTCGTGAGCTCAATGACGCTTGGAAGCCACAGGCGGTGCGCGATGCAGAGGCAGCAGCTCGAAGGGCAGCCGGCGGATACTAAGCGATGTCTGCGCTGCGGGGAACCGATTGGGCGCAGGATCATGACCACCGCCAAATAC